TCTGCCTCTGGTATCCAAGCCGCCTCAGAAACTGTCATGTGATTTCCGAATACAGCTATTAGTGATCCATCACCATAAAGGCGCGGCTCTTGCGTGTCCTCATCAAGCTCAAACGTCCACGGGCCTCTGGTTCCATCCTTGCGGTCAGCCACCATCTCCGCCACCACCTCTGCTGTCAGGGGCGCGGTATCGGGGGATGTCATGGGGTGATCGGTCATGACGGCTCTCCTTTGCGGGCGCGGATTTCATCTTGAACAAATTGAGCAAGCCCCCGGCCACCCTGCCTGCGCTGGTCAATGGGCTTGCCTTCATCACCCCAATAGTCGGCCACAGCCTGCACGCCAACTACAGCGCACGCCTCCACCGCCTTCGCCACGGCGGCTTGAACGGCGGTTTCGTGGTCTGCGAGGGTGATAAGCTGGCCGGAGCGGTAGGCGTTCCAGAGCAGGGCTTGCCGCTTGTCGAATGCGGGTCGCGCAACGCCAAGGTCCATCCCGTTTTCCATTTCGGTTTCAAGTTCAGCCAGCCGCACGGCTAGGGCGGAATTGGGGGTCATTTGCGAGTTCCTTCCTTGAGTATCTCATGGGTTATCCGCCGTAGATCCGCCTCACAGATCGAGGCGACCTTGCTTTGCCGCAGGTTCCGCGCGTGCTTTGCTTTTGCCAGCAGGATTTCCCGCTGGATCATTAGCTGCGCGCCATCTGATTTCTGCGGCTGGCCTGCATTCCGAACACGCCCAGAGATAACGGCGCTTTTCAGGCGGAAGGGCTGATAAATGACCTGCCAGTCGATAGCCATGCGGAGCGATGGGGTGGAACATAGGCTGCATGGGTGGTTGCGTGGGTCATTTTGCATCTGCGATGACGCGCAGCACAGCCGAGCGGATGAAGGCAGACAGCGACAATCCCTGCGCTTGGGCGGCGGTCTTGATGGCCTTTGCCTCGACTTCGCTAAGGAATGTTGCCACTCGTTCTGGACGTTCAATCATTTTGCACCTGTGTTGATATTACCCCTTGAATGTATCGCCATCATGCCGCTATAGTCAATACAGGATCAACACCGGAGAGAGATATGGCCCGTTCCGAATTTAGGCGCATGATGGCGGAAAGGCGGGCATATGCGCCCGGTTCACCTGATCATGAATATCGCACTACCGCAGCGCGAAAGCTGGTCTTGATGATGCGCGGCGTTCCCGTGAATGATTGGGTGGCGTGATGGCTGACACACCCAAGCCGACCGGGCTGGCGCTACTGCGCGAACCATTTCCGCCACACCAGATTTCAAAGCTGCCAAAGCCAAGCAAAAAACAAACCGATGATGTAAAGGCAGATTTCAGCAAGGGAATGCGTTGCTTGCTATGTGGCGCTTGGCATCACAAAGATGTGGTGCATCTGGACTATGTGGGCCATGCGGCCCTAACTGATAGGCTTCTGGATAGCGACCCGCAATGGTATTGGCAACCTGCCGCGCTGCGTGATGGCCTGCCAGCGTTCGACAGCACGGGGGGGCTTTGGATCAATCTAACTGTGTGTGGCGTCACTCGTCTAGGTTATGGACATGCGGCGACAAAGCAGGGTCAAGACCCCGGCGCGCGGGAAAAGGAAGTGATAGGTGACGCTCTGCGCAATGCAGCCATGAGGTTCGGCGCGGCGCTTGATCTGTGGCACAAAGGCGATCTGCACGCTGAAGAAGAAGATGCCATCGAAAAGGAAAGCCCGAAGCCAAACCCTGCGGCTGAGTTTGAGGCCGAAGTCGCGCAGGCTATCCGTGGCATTGATAGGGAAAAAGACCTGTCAAGTCTCGGCGCAATGTGGGTTGATTTGCAAAACACCGCATACAAGGTTGCTGCCGACCCGCGTGTGATCAAGGCCAAGGATGACCGCAAGGCAGCGCTGACCGTTCCACCAAATAACGCCGATCTCGGCAAAGATGAAATTCCTTATTGAGGAGATCGCCATGACCGATGCAAACCCGCGCGCCGTGATCGGTGCAAATAACCCGCCCGACCCAATCGACACCATCACCGCGCCTTTCGATGATGCACGCGCAGAGGCCGAGAACTGGACAGACGGAACGCCCGTCGAAAATGAAGCCCAGATGAACGCCGTGGACGCGCTGCGAAAAGATATGCGCACATGGCGGATTGAACTTGAGGCGGGGCAGAAAACCGCCACCGCACCGCTGCATGAGTTATACAAGGCCGAGCTGGCGCGGTGGAAACCCGTCATTGAGGATGCCAAGCGGATTGAAGGTTGCTTGGTTGCTGTGGTGGATGGCTTCAAGCGCAAGCTGGCGGCTGAAAAGGAGGCCGCGCGAAAGAAGGCCGATGATGATGCTTGGGAAGCTGGCCGTGCAGCAAGAGAGGCGCATAAGGCCGCTGCGGCTGGCGATCTGGAAGCCCAGCGCCAAGCGGCTGCGGCAATGGAAGAGGCCGAAGCCAAACAACGGCTAGCGATGGCGGCGAAGAATGACACGGTACTAGGGCTTAGGAAAGCAATACGTTACGAAGTCGTAGATCACCGCGCGCTTCTGCACTGGATTGCCAAAAATGACAAAGACGCAGTGACTTCATTCGTAGATGAATATGCGAGGAAAAATTACAAATCCAATCCCATCGCTGATGGGTTGCGCGTATGGGAAACACAAGAAGCCTATTGAACCGATTAAAGATACTGCTATGGTATTCAGGCGGGGAAGCGCCAATCTCGCCCGCCTGAATACCAGAGGATAGGAGCCGCCAGATGCCTAGACAAATACGTGAAATCCGCATTGAAGGCAATATTGCATTCGTAACCCTTACGCAGGGTTACGAAGCTACCATTGATGCGTCGGATGTAGAGCTTGTTTCAGGGGTGAATTGGCAAGTTCGACATGATGGTGGGCGGGTATATGCTGGATGTAACATTCCAAAAAATGAAACTGGAAAGCGCGGATATATATCAATGCACAGGCTTATTATGGGATCTCCAAAACAGATGGAGATAGACCATCATGATGGCAACGGCATTAACAACCGAAGATACAACCTTCGTATAGCCTCAAAAGCCCAAAATCAAGCAAATCGAAAAATATCAAAATTAAACATTTCAGGATTTAAGGGGGTAAGCCCTTACAAAAGGGACGGGACTTGGCACGCTAGAATATCCAAAAATGGTGTAAGGCGTTGCTTGGGATACTACAAAACGCCAGAAGAGGCGCATTTGGCTTATATTAACGCAAGCCGTCAAATGCATGGCATATTCGGAAGGACTGAATAATGAAAAATATCACCATTTCAGGGAATTGCGGCAAGGATGCCGTCACCCGCACCACAAATGCAGGCGACAAGGTGACGGGCTGGACCGTCGCAGTCGAGGAACGCAACGGACAGGACAAGCGCACTCTTTGGTTTGACTGTGCGATTTGGGGCAAGCGCGGGGAAACGTTGGCGCAATACCTCACCAAAGGTAGCAAGGTTTCCGTGTCCGGCGAACTGTCAACGCGCGAACATGAGGGTAAAACATATCTGACCATTCGAGCCGATCAAGTGACTTTGCTTGGCGGTGGAAAGCGCGATGATCAGGGTAGCCAGCAAGAGCGCCAAGACGATGGCGGGCAGTATGGCGGTGGGGGAAGATCAGACGTTGATCAGGATCTGCCATTTTGACCCGCACACGCAACACCCAAGCCAGCAAGGCGCACCAGACGATCCGCGAGTTAATGGCACGCGGGTTTTCTGACGAGGCCATGCTAATCGCGGCGGCTGCGGATGCTTTGGGCGGGGATGAAACCGCGCAGATCGTGGCGGAAATGACGTGGCGCAAGCACTTCTGCGCAATGGGGACGAACTGATGGGAAATGAAAGCGATCACGCAGCAGAGGCCCGCGCTGTGAAGCCGCTGGTTTGGGCGAACGAGGGAGATGATCATGCCGAGGTTGATAATTTAGGCCTGAACTATCTACTGATGGATCCAAGCAGTTCGGATGATGCAAATGGCTGGTATGTACTTGAGGAAGCCACCAATACCGTAATCGAATCGGACGGAAGCCCGGAAGGGGCCAAGGCCGCAGCCCAAGCCGATTACGATGCCCGCATCCTCTCCGCTCTGCACTCCGACAGCCCACTAGGAGCGGTGGCGATTGCTCAGGACATTGGAAAACTTGGCGATGATCTGACGTATTTCCCCGATCTGGTGAAGCACGGCCTGCACACGAGAGCCTACGAAATCGCAAAACGCGCGCAACCCACCCCCGCCGAACTGCTTGTGGCTGCGGCCGAGTTGCCAGAGGTGAAGGCGCTGGTGGCCTTCATCACCGATTTCGTGAGCGTCTGTAGCGCAATTCCCGGCGCTCGGATCGAACTCGCCTTGGCGAAGCAAGCCGCAGAAGTCGTCGCACCGTTCGCGCGGAAGGGGGAGTGATGGTAACGCGCATTCTTCGAGAGGCGGGCCACATTGAGGCGCTGGCAAACCTCTTGCGGGCGCGAAGCCTTCCCATGACCGTTCACATCACCGCTGGGGCCGACAGGACAGGCGCACAGAACGCCTTAGCTTTTGCATGGTATGTGGACGTAGCCCGCGACCTTGGCGACAGGACAGCCGCAGAGGTTCGCGCGCATTGCAAGCTGTATCACGGGGTCAGGATACTCCACACCGAAAGCGAACCGTTCCGCGAAAGCTGGAATAGGCTGATCAAGGATCGGTTCACAATCGAGGAAAAGCTAGAACTGATGCTGCCACCACATGACTACCCAGTGACACGCTTGATGCGGGTTAAGCAAATGACTGCCTACCTCGACGGCATAAGCCGAGAGTTTTCCGCGCAAGGGGTAAGACTTACAGATCCTGATGCTTTGCGCTATCAATCGGAGTTTCCATCATGACAGACCAAACCTACAACGTGACAGCCGAAGAATTGCGCCAATTCATCGAGAGGGCCGAGCAACTTGCGTCTGAAAAGCGCGACATTGCCGAACAGGAAAAGGAACTCATGGCTGAAATCGTCGGGCGAGGCTATGACCGGAAAGCCTTCCGCGAAGTGCTGAAACTGCGCAAGATGAAGCCGGATGATCGGGCGCAATTTGATGCAATCGTAGACATGTATCGATCTGCGGCGGGCATGTGAGCAATCTAACCGGAGCCGCACCTCGCGGCTTGAAACAGCCTAAGCCACCAAAGAAGCCCCGGAAGGCGGTGCGCAAGGTTTCGGCCAAGCGTGCCGACTATCTCGCATCTGGCGCCCGCAAGGAAGGGCTGGCGCATATGGGGCTTGTATCGCAGCTTCCGTGCCTTGTCTGCGGGTGCTATGGCGTTGAGGTACATCACCTACCATACCCGCGCGGTGATATGCGCACCATCCCGCTCTGCCCGCGCCACCACCGCAGAGAGTTTGGTCCCGGCGCATATCACTACAGCCGCAGCGCCTTCAATGAGGCCCACGGTTCGGATGATAAATTGCTTGCAAGAGTTGCCGCCATGATCGCAGCGATGTAACCCCCGGCGTTAATCCGGTTAGCGCCTGACCGCGCCGAGGGTTTGTGTCGCATCGAAAAGCCCGCTTTCGCGGTCGTGTTGCACCCGTCAATCAGATCGGGCGATCCGGCGTTATGCCGAGATTAGGTGAGCCTCCCCCGCAGCACCCGCTCAATCGCGGCCTGCATATCATCCGGCACCATGCCGTTAACCTTGAACGGCTCACAGATCGCGTGAAACCGCGCGCCCACATCAGCAGGCGGCTTTCCGACAGCGTGAGATATGGCGATGATGCCGTAGCCCATGCCGAGGCCAGACCACAGCGCCCAGTCCTGCGCGGCGGTCCAGTCAGTGGGAAGGGTGAGAATGTGGGTGGCGGGGGTCATGCGAACAGGTCCGCCGATACGGCATCATCCTTGGCGTCAGATTGAGCCTGTGCGATGTTCTTCACCGCCTGACGGAAATAGGACTTCTTCAACTCAATCCCAATCCCGCGACGGCCAAGATAGACAGGGCTGTAAACCTCGGAACCGACACCCATGAATGGCGTAAACACGGTTTCGCCGGGATTGGTGTATAGTTCGACACAGCGATGGATAATGTCCAACATCAGCGGGTGAACGTGCTTTACATCATCCGGTTCGCGCGCCTCTCCATCATCAACAACCGCCCGAGCCTTCAACCCATCGCCGCACAGTTGCTTGTTGCTTGCGCGAATATCCATCCATGCCGACGACGCATACCGCCGCCAAACATTGTGCGAAAAACGGTTTTGCTTCTGATCCCCCACAAACCCGCGATATTGCATAGCTTCCTCTGGGATAGGATCAGATCCAAAATAACGCAGGAACCCGGTCGGATATGTCACGGGAACCTTGTTTTCGCCGCCCTTGCGGAAAAAGAGGATGTAGTCCGCATTTGCGATGCTGGATTTGCTGGCGTCCTCGCAAATCGTCTGATGAGCCAGCCCCTTGACCATAGTGCGCAACCTAACCGCCAAAGGCTCATTCCATTTCAGACGCCGTCCGATGAAATGGAACCCGGCGTCTTGGTGAATTTTGATGATATGTCCTGGCAGATCATGGCAAGTGCCGACCATATCCTCGCCAATGTCCATACAATGAACGGCGTTGATCCGCCCCGGCTTCGTCACGCGATGAAGATGTTTGACCAGAAAGCGATATTGATCATAGAACTGCCCATAACTGGTGCAGTTGGACATGTCGCGTTCATCGCCGCTGTATTGAAAAAGCCCCGCGAATGGAGGCGAATAAACCGCCATATCAATGGAGTTATCCGGCATGGTCGCAATGACCTCGACGCAATCTCCGTTGTAAATCGCGTAACTGTCGGTGATGACTTGGTTAGATACTGGCATGGTTGATCCTTAAATCCATGACGGCAGATTGACTGCCTGAGTTTCGGTGAAAATGTTGCGGTGCTTTTGCGCCTCGATCATATGCTCCATCATTGCGTGAAACATTTGGTCGGCGGCTTCGGCTTTGCGCTTGCGAGACTTGGCGACGTTTGCAAGTGAGGTTGTGCCGATCTGGTAAACCGTCACGTCGCGCTTTTGACCAAACCTCCAGAACCGCCGCACAGCCTGATAATATTGCTCATAGCTGTAATCGTCGAAGTAGGTGCAGGCGTTGCAATGTTGCCAATTTACGCCTAGAGCCGCGATCTTTGGTTTGGTCACCAGATACTTGATCTCTCCAGACTTGAACGCGGCAAACTTTTCCTCTTTCGCCTCATCTTTATCCGCGCCGGATAGATTCACGCCACCCGGCAAGGCTGCGGCCAAGTGATCGGCCTCGGCATTGAAATGGCACCATGCAACGCCGCTTTCGTGCTGCATCAAGAGTTCAGCCGCACGGTCGCAACGAATAGTGATGGTGGCTTTGCGTTCCTCGCGTTCCATTGGCAAACCGCGAACCGGCATGGCGAACAATTCGCCGTCCAGTGGGTTTGATTGCAACTCATGGCGAACCTCGATCAGCTTTGGCAATGACCACCCATCATCATCAAACCCCATGTCAGATGGCTTGCGGATGGCCCGCGCCCATGATGCAACCCAACGCCAAAAGTGCGGCTCTGCGTGTCCTTTGAACCGCCAAGCCTGCCCGATGTGCGCCGGGTGAAGCGTGTCGTCATTGGATTTGAAGAACGTTTGCAACATGTCCATATAGGCCATGTCGCCAAGCGCTTCGGATGATGTTCCAAGTTCGGTGTAATCGTTCGGGCTTGGTGTGGCGGTATACATCGACCGATATTTCACTTTGCGCATGAAGTCAGTGATTGACGCCTTTATCGCGCCGTCGAAGTTTTTTAGGATGCTGCTTTCATCGCAAACTACGCCGCCGAAGTCACTGGCATTGAAATGGTGAAGCCGCTCGTAGTTGGTGCAAATTATCCCCTTCCCATGAGGAATAACGCCGTCTTGGCTGCGATAGGCTTCAATGCCGAACTTCTCAGCTTCCTCGACTGTCTGCGATGATACCGACAGCGGTGCCAAAATCAGCACGGGTTTATTGGTTTTGCGATGGACGTTTTCCGCCCAGACAAGCTGCATCAGGGTTTTGCCAAGCCCGCAGTCAGCAAAGGTTGCCCCGCGACCCTGCGCCAAAGCCCATTCGATAAGATTGTTCTGGAAGTCGTAACAGTTAGGATTTTCATAGATTGGCGCGAAACCAAACTCACCCGATAGGTGTGTCTTGGCTTCAACAAACTCTCGATACTCTTGCAAGCTCACTTTGATCCTCCTCCATTAAAAACCCCCAGCGCCGTGTAGCACTGGGGTAAGTTGGCCGCGCCGACAGGGATCGGGCGGCGGGCAGTCTACTGATAATTGCCCTCTTGCATATCGAGCGTTAAGGCGTGCTTGCGGCCATCGTCAAAGTTATGATGGGTTGTTGCGCTAAGGGGATTTTTCGCTGCACAGTTTGCACAGTTAACCGGATCGTTAACCAGCTCTTTGCACTTTTTGCATCGCTTATATTTTGATTGCTTACGGCTCACTCCCGTTCCCCCTTAAAACTAAACAAGCGCCGATCCAGCCGCCGCCGTGTTGCTTTCTCGCAGAAGTCGAACCATGACGCGGGCAGAATGCCGTTTTGTGCATGACGCCGGATAACCCGGTCATTCACATCCATCGCGGCTTTAATGCGCACGTTTCCGATCTTCTGAATGATTTCTGATGCTGTTTTCATGGCTCCACATTACGCGAAAATAAAGCGTCGTCAAGGCACAAAATAGACCAAAATAGGCACTTGACGCGGCAAACAGATTGCCGCAATGTAGCGACAGGATCAAACACCGGAGAGAGACGATGACCGAACACCCGACACACCACTTCGTTGTCAAAAAGCTGTTCAAGCACGGCTGGGGGAACATCGCAGATCATGCACTGACATTCCATGACGCCGTTGATGCCGTGCTTGAAGCGTTCAAGGACAAGCATATCGTGCTGCCGTATGATGTGCCGAGCCGCAAGACGGTTCTGGTGATCGAGATTGACGGGCGCGCGGCGATGGATCGCACCGAGGATGCGATTGGCGAGTGCGTGCAGCGCTATGCCGACAGCGACAATGTTCCGCCCGCGTGGCATGATCTGATGGGAGAGAAGGCGTGAGCCTATTCATTGACTTCATGCGGCCCCAAACGGCTGTAGCCAAAGACTTCACAACGTTTTCGGTGCTAAACATAACCAACGACATTGGCGCAGTTGTCAAAGTTTATTGCGATACAATGCAGCAAGCCCAAGCTATGGCCGACGCCTTCAATGCACACCAACCGCAACCCGCACCCCAAGAGGCCACAGAATGAGAAAAATATCCCAAGCAATTCAGCCCCGCCAAGGCAAACGGGAAGCGACAATCATAGCCACCCTGAAGGCCGACAGCGGCTATCAATCAACGGAAACGCATCGCATCAGCGCCAATCAGTGGGGCCGTATCGTTGCCATCATGAAGGAGGCCGCAGAATGACCCGCAAATCCATCCCCGAAGCCCCGATGTGCCACGTCGATGATGCGATGATCGTGCATATGTTTGGCGACCCGCGAGATTGTGGCGCTATCGGTGATGGCGTTACTGACGACAGACATGTTATTGAGCGATTTATGGGGGTTGAGCCTGATCGCTTCCCGCCGCTCAAATCACAGCGCGAGATTGACGAGGATGGTGGCGTCCCCGGAGCCGTGGCGCTGGTGGTGATGTTTGCAGCTGTTGGCCTCATGGGTTTGATCTGGGGCATTGGAGAGCCGTTGATGTGGGGGCTGATCCGCTTTGCAAATTGGATGTTGGGGGTGCAGCCGTGAACGAACAGAACAACGGCGGGCCTGCGTTTCCGCATCCCGGACTTAGCGACCCACGCTTCAAGGTGCGCCAAGGGGATGAGGGCATGGCTTTGCGTGATTGGTTTGCGGGGCAGGCAATGATCGGCATTCTATCCGGTGGCTTTGCCGACACGGTTCCGCATGATGACATTGGCGGAGGCAGCGATGTTGCTTTCTTTGCATATCAATACGCCGACGCCATGCTCAAAGCCCGCGAGGTCAGCCGTGACCTTTGATCCGACACAAAACCGCGTCCCGACCTGCCTGCTGACGGCGGCATCTGGCCTGAAACGCATCGTTGAGGAAATCGACGGCGCAATGAAACACGGCACTTGGCGCGATGAGCATGGTATGCGGTTGAAAGACACACCTGAGTGGGTAGCGTTTTACAACGCGATCACCGAAGCCGACGCCGTATCCCACGCCAAAGCGATGGTAAAGGCGGGGTGCGTGTGATGGGGCAATTCATCCGCGACTTCAACGGCGTCCTGCATATTGTTGCGCTGTCCGGTGGCCATGATAGCACCGCAATGTCTTTGCTTCTTAAAGAGGCGAACCCTGACACTCCCTATAACTATGTTTGCACGCCGACAGGCAACGAACTGCCTGCGATGTTCGACCACTGGAATAACCTCGGCCAAATCCTCGGGCGCAGGATCGTGCCGATCATGGCCGGAACTCTGCACGGAGTAATTCGCCAGCAGAACATGATCCCCAATTTCCGGGCGCGTTTCTGCACTCGCATTTTGAAGATTGAGCCTTACCGGGCTTTCCTGAAAGAGCAAGTCGCCCTCGGCCCCATCGTATCCTATGTTGGATTGCGTGCCGATGAAGAAGGCCGTGCAGGCGGTGCCTATGGCGATATTGATGGCATCGAAATGCGCTTCCCGTTGCGCGATCTTGGCTACGGCGAAGACGATGTGCAAGCCACGCTGCGCCGCTTTGGTGTTGTCTGCCCTGATCGCACCGACTGCGGCGAGTGCTATCACCAGCGCATCGGGGAGTGGTTTGAATACTGGCGAGACCACAACGAGGCAGCGATGGAAGCTGTCGCCCTTGAGGCTGAAATGGGCGGCACGTTCCGCAGCCCCGGTCGCGATAGCTGGCCCGTTGCGCTCAAGGATTTGTTCGCCCGGTTTGCCGCTGGCGATGTGCCGACGATCAGCCTTAATCGCATGGCGAGGGAACGGATGCGAGCAGGAGGGTGCAGAGTATGTGCGCTATGAGTGACCCCGCAGTTTGGATGCCTTTTGCGATCACCGCACCGCTGGCAGTGATCTTGGTTCTAATCATCAGAAAGCTAATTCCATGACCCACCCCCAACCCTCCCCCGCTCTGTCGGCAGAGGTGGTGGCGCAGATGATGGCTGATCGCAAGGATGGAACCAGAGGCCCGTGGACGTTTGAGCTTGATGAGGACACGCAAGAGCCGCGCCTTTATGGTGATGGATCACTAATAGCTGTATTCGGAAATCACATGACAGTTTCTGAGGCGGCTTGGATACCAGAGGCAGACGCTAGGCGGGCAACTCGCCTGCCTGATCTCGAAGCCGGGTATCTTGACCTCACCGCCGAGAACGCGGCGCTGCGGGCATCCAAATCCACCGCACTGGAGCGGGTGAAACGGATCGAAAAGGCATCATCGGAATTTCTGGAAGCCTATGTCGATATGATCAACAGCGGAGATTGCGGCAACTGGGACCCTGAGAAGGAACCTCTCGTTATCGCATTACGCGCCACTCTCACAACCGACAAGGCGGGGCAGCATGACAGAGACTGACATTCACAAGGCTATCATCGCATGGCTGCGCGTAGTGCTGCCTGACGCCCTAGTGCATCACAGCCCCAACGAGGGGGTGCGCGGTGGCAAGGCCGGCATGATCGACGGGGCGCGCAAGAAGGCCATGGGGCAAATGACAGGATGGCCCGACATTGAGGTCATGCTGTGGTCAAATCTTGGGCCGCTGTTTTTCGAGGTCAAAGGCCCGACTGGCCGGATAAGCAAGGAGCAGGACGCCGTTTTGACCCGCCTGCAAGAGCTGGGCTATCGGGTGGCAGTGGTGCATTCTGTTGACGATGTGCGGGCCGAGCTGTGCGGTTGGGGCATTCCGACGCGCGAGAAAGGCTCGACCGTGAAGCTGCCTTGGCGTGGGCTTATATCTTGAGGCTTGCCGCACAACCTAATCTGGTGTAAAAAGGACGGGCGGCGAGGTTGCCTAGACCTCAAGCCGCCCTTAACAGCGAGTGGAGTTCGCCATATGACAAACAGATACCACAATTCTGCGCCTGATGGCAACACTTGGGTTCCTATTGGCGTCCTTGTTAAGCGAATTATTGACAAGAAGAAGCCGACCAAGTGAGTGGCGCGGTCAGCATATCCCGCGCACTGTTCGATCACCCCGCATTCAAAGATGAGCCGCTAACCGAAAGGGAGGCGTGGCTGTGGCTGATCATGGAAGCGTCTTGGAAATCCCGCGATAAAAGGGTTGGAAATTCGGTTGTAACCGCAGAGCGCGGACAGCTTGCCGCGTCCATCCGCTTTATGGCAGATGCATGGAAATGGGGTGTTGCAAGGGTCCAAAGGTTCGTAAAGAGGCTCGAAAAAATGGAAATGATCTGTTCAAAAACCGATACAGGTGTGACCGTCATAACCATATGTAACTACGACAAATTCCAACAAAATAGCAAAGCGTCCGATACGCAACCGATACAGAAGCGATACACCACCGATACAAACGAGAATAAGGATGAAATAAGGAAAGAAGGAAAGAAGAAGTATCTTGGCGATTTTGAGGCATTTTGGCAGGCTGTCCCGGTGAAGGTTGGGCGCGCCACGGCGGAGAGGTCTTATGCCAAGGCAGTGGAAAAAACAGACCCCGCTTTGATCCTTTCGGCGATGAAGTCCTATGCTGCGTCAAGGCTGGGCCAAGACCCGAAATTTACCGCGCATCCGGCAACGTGGCTGAACGCTGGGCGCTGGGCGGATGATGCACCTGCCCCGGCTGCAAAGCGTGACCCGCAAGACGGTGATCGGATGCAGCGGAAATCAGATGGCGCAGATATGGTTTATCGGCCCTTTGATGGGTGGGTGCGGTTTTATGGGTGATCGCAATGCAGAGCGCGTCGGACATTTTGAACAAGGCGGGAATAACCGTCAGGCGGTGGAGCGGAACAGTTCGGACAGTCTGCCCGGAATGCAGCGCAACACGGCGCAACAAGGCCGATACCTGCCTATCAGTCACATTTGCGCCGGATGGCATCGTATGGAACTGCTGGCACTGCGGACATGCCGGGGGTGGGTATTATGACAGCCGACCCAATGATGTGGCTGCAAGAGGCCCGCAAGCTGGAACCCGGCGTTCTCTCGGCTATGGGGGTTCGGGCGACCAATCACCCCGGCATGGGAATGGTAGTGGCGTTCCAATACCTGAGGGACGGAAAAGTCTATGCAGCAAAATTCCGAGGCGTTGAAAAAAAGGAATGGCGGTCCAGCCAAGGCATAAGCCGGGGGCTTTACAACGAGCCGGGGCTTTGCATCGGAAGCGGGCCTATTGTCCTGACAGAGGGCGAGATAGACGCGATTAGCTGCGTGCAGGCAGGCTACGACCGCAGCGTGTCCTTGCCGGATGGGTGGACGGTGGACGGCGGCAAGCGTGACGTTCTGGCGCAGTATGAGGATGCGCTGCGGCAAAGCCCTTGGGTGATCGTCGCTGGCGACAATGACGAGGCTGGCGCTTCGCTTCCCCGGACTGTGGCAAACGTTTTGCGCGGGCATGACGTGCGCTATGTGACGTGGCCCGATGGCTGCAAGGATGCCAATGACGTTCTGGTGAAGCATGGGGCAGGCGAGGTCGAGCGGTGCCTGCTAGAAGCGCGGCGCATGGACCCGGAGGGCGGGTTTATCACTGGCATATCTGATCTTCCGCCGATGCCCGCTAGGCGGGTCTTGCGATCCGGCGTCAAGGAATTGGATTATGTATTGGCGTTTGAGGTGGGCGCAATGTCGGTGGGGACAGGCACGCCGGGGGCGGGGAAATCAACGCTGACAACCTTTGCGGCATATCACGTTGCAATGCACGAGCGTATCTCTGTCGGGTTTCTATCATTCGAGACGCACCCGCACCGCACCCGCGATCACCTAGCCAGACTGGCAAGCGGCGGGAAACCATGGGCGGAAATGGGCGATATGGAGCAAGCACGGATGGGTGCAACCCTTGACCGCAGCTTCCGCATTGCGCACCGCACCTATGACGCTGGGGCGCATAACCTCGGATGGCTCAAGGAAATGATTTATACCTTGGCGGTTCGGGATAATTGCAAGCTGATCATTGTTGACCCGTGGAATGAATTGGAGCATTTGCCTGAACCGGGCGAGAGCATGACGGCCTATATTAACTTCGCATTGCAGCAGATCCGCGTTTGGGCAGAGCAATACGATACCCATATTTGCCTTGTCGCACACCCTCGAAAGATGTCCACAGAAGGCAAGCCCAAAAGCCCAACCGGATATGACATTGCTGACAGCGCTGCATTCTTCAACAAGCCATCATTGGGGTTTGCCGTTCATATGGAGGATGACAAGGAAAGCGGGGAAAGCTTTGTCCGCGTCACAACATGGAAGGTCAGGGACAGCCAGCTTTACGGAATCGAAAAAGGCGATACGCGCCTGACATTCGACAAGAATTTGATGGCATACAGGAGATACGACGCATGACCCGCTATCTGCTCGAAAACACCAAGACAGGCGCATACATTTGGTTTCTCAGCGAGGCCCAAGCCAAGCGCGCTGCGGCTGCAATGGGATGGTGCGATTATTCGATAACTTCCCAGAAAATCGTTTGACCCAGCGCGGAATAGGCGGCATGATATGCAAGCGCGGCCTCGACCCCAGAGTAGCTCTCTGACGGTGTGTTGATCCTCCCCGACTTGAGGCCGCGTATTTTTCAGGGAGGTGTGGAGATGAAAATGAAAAAGCGCGGATTTTCTGGAATAGGGCTGTATCGGCCTAAAGACCCGGCAAACGTTGGGTCTGTATTGCGGGCCGCAACCATTTACGGCGCGGGCTTCGTTGCCATCGAAGGCATCAGAGGCAGGGCGCTGAAACATGCTGCGGATACAACGGCGGCATTCAAGCATCTGCCAGTATTCCTGACGGATGATGATTTGCTCATCCATCGCCCGCATGATTGCCAGCTTGTTGTCGTGGACCTGATCCCCGGCGCAACGCCATTGCCGGACTTCAAGCACCCAGAGCGGGCGATGTATCTTTTCGGGCCAGAGGATGGAACGCTCGGCGTCAAACAGACATCGCAGGCGCAGCATGTGGTTTATGTTCCTGGAACAACCTGCATGAACCTTGCTGCGTGCGTAAACGTGATCTTGTATGACCGCATGTGCAAGCGCGGCGAGTGGAGGGCAGCAGCATGATCGCTCAATCCTTCCGCTACTGGCTGGCAAACCTCATCAGCGGCGGCGAGTTGATGCGTGCGCAATACATGGAGAAAAGTATTCACGGATCTGCAGAATTTGCGATGGCCCAAGCCCGCGAGGCCACTGCCAAAGCCTACCAGCTGCAATGCGATTTGAACATCCTGCGCATCGACAACACCAACGGATGGCACAACTCCGAGCGCTTCGAAGCCGCCCTCCGCACCATCGCCGCTATGCCCACACCAAAAGCAAACGCCACAGTCCGACGCATGGCTGCTGTAGCACGGGAGGCTTTGAAATGACCGACTTTGATCTAAGCAAAATCACCATGCCGTTTGGCACCCTTCGCGGCAAAATCCGCAGGGCATTGAAGGCGCATTTCGCAGCTGGCGGGGAGATTGAGGCTCAACTGACAAATGTGGTATGGTATCTGGCCCCAGATCCGGAGTGGGCTGCGCACCGTGTCTACCGCGCCAAGCCACTTCAACCCGCGCCCCTCAATCATGCAGGGTGCGACACGCCTGCCGTCATATTCGCAGCGGTGCGGGAATGGCAGGAGGCGCGGGTGGCGCTAATGAAGCCTATGCCGAGGGAAGATGTGTTTTCCACGCATGATCTGATGCAGGCTGCGATTGAAAAATTGGAAGCCGTGAGGGTGCCGGAATGAAACCCACACCAATCACCCAATTCCGCACCATCACCGCAACCCACGTCATGCCGCCGATGCCACCCAAAAAGCCGCCAGCATACGCCGCACGCCTTGCCCAGCATATCGCGATGGGCAACACCCCAGCGCAGGCAATGGCACTGATTGAGAGATCAGAACAACCTGGGGCTGGACGCCTGCCGACAACCACCCCAATCGACATGGGCGGCAAGGGCAAGCCGCGCCTGAGCATCACAGCGCAGGATCTGGTCATGCCGCACATGACCCGCGACTGGCAGATCATCACGCCTGATCTATCCGCCAAGATTGGCCTGCATCCCGAAAGCGTTCGCCAAGCCCTCAAGCGCCTATCGCAGGCAGGGCGGATCGAGTGCAAGCGCACCAACGGCTCATCGCCCAGCATGTGGAGGCTGGCGTGAAAGCAATTCAGCTTGATCATTACGTATTATGCGAGGTGCGCGGACTGACGGTAAATCAGGCAGCTGACTGCCTTGATATTTTGCCGGGGTCCATAAGAGCCGTGGCAGGCAGATATGGGCTGAAATTCGCGCCTATGCCACACAGCAGAAACCGCAAAGCAATCGTATATCAAGGGGTAGAATATCCATCTCAGGACGCCTTGGCGCGCGCAACAGGGGTATCAGATGCGACGATATGGTATCATATTAAGCGAGGATCTCTTGACAGGATTAACGCAACCGACGGAAAACGCATCGTGAAAAAGCGGGAGAAAATTGTAGAGAAGATAAAGCTATCCGCATCACCAAAGGCGGTCGCAAAATACATCAAGTCTAGTGCGACCTGACACTCGAAACAGGCGGTAAGCGATTAGTGCCGGGTGAGTGAGCGCCCAAACCATCGCAGCCGCGCAAACCCTTCCTCTCAGGGAGAGGCGCGGCGTTTACAATACAGCGGAATGTGATACGATGCCGCCAACAAACGAAGGATAGCACATGGCAACCGTCATCGTCACAATGCAGCAAGCAGGCGTCCACGGCGCGCAGGGCAATCAACCTGTAGCATCCCCTCCATATCGCAGCGAAACCATCACATCTAGCGGCACGTCCGCCGCAGGGGCGCTCACAGCACGCACGGGTGAGGTCGCAACCATCTTCTGCGCCACCGCCGTCTATGCCAACGCAGGGGCCACAGCATCCGCAACCGCTGGCAAATATATCCCGGCAGGCGTTGCGGTTGATATCGGCGTGCCGCGCGGGATGGCTGTTAACGTGATTGACGCTTAGATATGATGGATGGCATGGGAACCATAACGCAGGATCAGTCTGACAAAATCACGGGCTTTCTTGGGCAGCATAGGTTGTCACCGTGGATGAAATCGCCCCGCCCATACCTAGCGCTGGAAAAGGGCGACGATGGCATCAGCTCCATCGCGGCAATCAACATTGCCTTGAGTGAAGTGCAGGATTTGTCGGGTGATTTTTCCGACAAAATCCCAGACTGCATGTCAGAGGTTGTGGGCAGATTTATTAGATACATGAACTACCCTACACCAGATGGGGTCAGAAATTCCGCCGAGTGGAAGCGATTGTTGACCCTCTCAGTTGGTACTGGGCGCGGCAGGGAAAAACAGCGCCTTGACGCCGCGATTGAGTGGATGTGGGATGTTATCACCCCAACCCACATCAAGCCGGAACTTGAGGCGTTTGCAGTGGGTCTTGATCGGGCCGTGCTTCGTGAGGCACTGAGAACGGCAAGCGATGAAATCAAAATGCTTGTGATGCCGCCCAAAAAATTCAAAAGCCTAGGTAGGTATATTTCAGAGGGAGACTATATCTCCGCTGTACTCGTGGCGGGTGCTTGCGCCTCTCCATATGTAAGAGATGGAAGGGCAAACCCGTGCGATTGCTTAGCTGCCATGATCGAGGCTTAAGCCATGAGCGATGCGCCTGAAACTACAGGAGTAAATCAGGATTACTCCACGCGGTTTCAGCCCGGTCAATCCGGCAATCCGGCTGGCCGTCCGAAGGGGTCACGGCACAAGCTGGGGTCTGATTTTCTTCTGGACCTGCAAGAGATTTGGGCCACGCAGGGCAAGGCCGTTTTGCAGGAGGCGCGCGATGAAAAGCCGATGGAATTTGCAAAAATGGTTGCGAGTATCTTGCCAAAGGAGTTGCTTGTTCGCACCGCGCCAGAGGATGAAATGACCGACGATGAGCTTGCAGACACCATTGCCGCACTCGGAGCCGTCGCTGAACGACTTAGAGCAGGTCGAAGCAGCATTGCGCAGGCTGATGAGGAGCAAAGATGCCAGAGCCGCACGCAATAGGCTTGCGGCATTCAAGCCGTACCCCAAGCAGATGGAATTCTATGCTGCTGGGGCTGTGCATCGGGAGCGGCTGTTGATGGCAGCCAACCAAATCGGCAAAACGTATTGCGGCGCGGCAGAGGTCGCCATGCATTTGACCGGGCGCTATCCTGACTGGTGGCCGGGACGCAGATATAACCGCGCGGTGAAATGGTGGGCCGGGTCCGACACATCGGAAACCACGCGGGACACGGTGCAAACAAACCTTGTCGGCCCGCCTGCATCAGAAATTGATTGGGGGACGGGCGCTATTCCGGCGGACTCGATTGTCAGCACCAACCGCAGGCAGGGCGTTGCCAATGCGCTCGATACTGTGTTGGTCAAGCATGTCTCCGGGGGTATCAGCGCGCTGGGCTTCAAGTCCTACGATCAGGGGCGGCAGAAGTGGCAGGGCGCTGTGCGCGATGGCATATGGCTCGATGAAGAGCCGCCGATGGACATTTACACCGAGGCCCTGACGCGGACTAACACGGTCGAGGACGGCATGATTATGCTGACATTCACCCCTCTTATGGGGTGTAGTGACGTTGTGCTGATGTTCATGGACGCAGAGCAATGAGCCGCCACGTTACCAGCATGACAATTCACGACGCCCCGCACATATCGCCAGAGCGGCGGCTGGAAATCATTGCTAGCTACCCGCCGCATGAGGTCGAGGCCCGCACTATGGGCATTCCAGTGCTGGGGTCTGGCAAGATTTATCCCGTGACAGAGGAAAGCATATCGGTCGAAGCCTTCCCGGTGCCAAAGCATTGGGCGCTGATCGGTGGGCTAGACTTCGGATGGGATCACCCGACCGCCGCTGTTGAACTGGCATGGGACCGTGACACGGATACGATTTATGTCGGTGCAGTCTATCGCAGGGCAAAGGCCACGCCGCTGGAGCATACCGCCACGCTGCGGCAATGGGGCGATTTCCCTTGGGCTTGGCCGCATGACGGTCACGCGCAGATGAAGGACGGTGGCAAAACATTCCGAGATCAATACACCGAGGCGGGGTTAAACATGCTTGCCAGCCATGCCACACATCCAGACGGCGGCTATGGTGTTGAGGCTGGAATTATGGAAATTCTCACCCGTATGCAAACCGGGAGATTTAAGGTATTCTCGCATTTGGCAGACTGGTGGTCGGAGTTTCGTCTTTACCACCGCAAGGATGGCAAGATACACAAAGAGCGCGATGATATCATGGACGCCACGAGAATAGCAGTTATGGCGATGCGGTTCGCGGTGGACGCGGCTTTAATGATGGGTGATGAAGATGAATATGGCCGCAAGCGTAACGCCACCAGTGGATATTGACCAGTTTCTGGAACGCATCAAGGCGGTAGCGGAGGCTGACAACCTCGCTGGCAAGATGGCTGATATGGATTTGTCCAAGCTGGGCATGTCTGTGATCGAGGGCTTTGACATTGACAAAACCTCCATGGCCGAGTGGTGCGAGAGGATGGAGCGGGCGCTTGATCTGGCGATGCTGGTCAAAGAGGAAAAAACCTATCCCTGGACCAACGCGGCAAACATCCGCTATCCGCTGATCACATCGGCAGCGCTGCAATACAACGCGCGGGCCTATCCGGCGATTGTGCCTTCATCGGATATCGTCAAGGTTTCGGTGCATGGCATGGAGGCCAAGGCCCCGCCGCAACAGCCAGGTATGCCACAAGCACAAGGCCCGGTTGACAGCAAGGCCGCGCGGGCCAAGCGGGTATCGTCTTACATGACGTGGCAGCTTACCATTGACAGCCGGGAGTGGGAGCGCGGCACCGATCAGTTGACGTTGCAACTGCCTATCGTGGGGGATCTATTCCGCAAGGTCTGGTGGGATGTATCGACCAATCGCGTGCGCAGTCAAATCCGCCTGCCCGGTCGGCATATCGTGATTAATAACAACGCCACCACGCTGGGGACTGCGCCGCGCGTGTCCGATCAAATCAGCCTCTATCCGCATCAGGTGCAGACCTATTTCCGCACCGGGCGCTTTATTGAAATCCTGCTGCCCAAGCGCGGGCAGGATGATCAAGAGCCGGAGCATTTCATCGAACAGTTGTGCCGCCATGATCTGGACGGCGACGGATATGATGAACCCTACATCGTCACGGTCCACAAAGAGACGCAAAAGGTTGTCCGGGTCATTGCTGCGTATTCGATGGATACGACGCGGATCATGGATAACAAGATCGTCGCGGCTGAAATCAATCCATACATGGTGCATTATCAGTTCATCCCGTCGATGGACGGCGGGCTGTTTGGAACTGGCATGGGTTTGCTGCTGGGGGATATCAGCGAGACGATCAACGGCACGCTGAATATGATCATGGACAGCGGGCATATGTCGTCGCTGGGCGGCGGCTTTATCGGCGCGCAGAACTTCCGTGTGAAGGGCGGATCGCAGCGAGTGCAGCCGGGGGAATATCGGCACGTCAATTTCACGGGCGATGATATCCGCAAGGGCATTGTCGATCTGCAATTCCCCGGCCCGTCGCCAGTGCTGTTTCAGGTTCTCGGCATGATGATCGAGGCGGGGCGCGAAATTACATCCGTGTCCAACGTTATGACGGGAGACGCTGGGCGGCAGAACATGCCTGTCGGAACCGTGATGGCCTTGATCGAGCAGGGCCAGATGGTGTTTACCGCGTCCTACAAGCGGATATATCGGGCGCTGCAAGATGAATTTGAGTTGATCGCGCGGCTCAATCAGCGGTTTCTGTCGCCGGAGCGCTATCAAAATATGCTGGATGAGGACGCTGATCCACAGGCTGACTTTGATCTGAATGATCTGGATATCACGCCAATCGCTGATCCGAAGGCTGTCACGTCGATGCAGCGCATGGGTCGCGCACAGTTTCTCTTGGAGTTGTCCAAAGAAGGGCTTGTTGATCCGATGGAGGCTATTCGCCGGGTGCTTGACGCGGCGGCGATTGAGGACACTGACGCGTTGATGCCAAAGACCGATCCAATGCAGGCGCAGATGGCGCAGGCGATGATGATGGCACAACAGGAAATGGTCATTCTGGATATCCGCATCAAAGAGGCGGAACTGGATGATGTGATTGCGACGACTATGGGCAGGCTGGCCGATGCGTCGAAGGTCAGCGCGGAAGTGGACCTGATGCCTTTGCGGGCGCGGATTGATCAGATGAAAGAGATGAGGGAGATGCTGAATGCGAGACGCCAACAAATTGAAAGCGGAGGCGCTGGAGGAATGGCGCGCGCATCCGGTAACAGAACGCCTGCTGGCAATACTGCGGCAGGGGGCAGCGGCCAATAAAGCGGCGCTGCAAGCCAGCCTATGGGCTTCGGGATCATGTGATCCGCAGGCGATGGGCAGGGTGAAGGCACAAGAAGAACTGATCGAGGATTTGGAGCATGGAACAAGCGATGACTGGAACAGCTGGGCAAGCCACTTTGAACACGAGCGGGATATCCCCGGTGGAGTTCAAAATCTTGGTGCTGCCAAAAGAGGTTGAGAAGAAAACCAAGGGTGGCTTGCTCTTGGCGGACAGCACGATTGAGAAGGATGAATTCGGGCGCATGGAAGGGGTTATGATCGCCGCTTCCCCGATGGCGTTCAGATTTGAGGATTGGCCTGATGATAACCGCAAGCCACAAGTTGGCGATAGGGTGCTGTTCTCGCGCTACAATGCCGACAAGGTGCTGGGCCGGGATGGCGTCACCTACTGGATCATGAACGACAAGTCAGTAATGGCAGTCATGGAGCAAGACGAATGACCGATGAAACGCAAACCACGCAACCCGCCGAGGTGGTGACGGAAGCCCCAAAGTGGTCCGCCGATACCGAGCAAGAAGCCAAGGCGCTGGGCTGGAAATCCCCGGACGAATGGAAGGGTGAAATTCCATCCGGCTATATTGACGACCCGACAAAATACATCGAGCGCGCCGAGAACTTCACGCCATTCCGCAAGTTGAAAGAGCGGATGACGGAAGCCGAGCGTAAGGCAGATGATCGCCTGCGCAAGCTGGAAAGCGTGCAGGAAAAGGCGTTTGAGCGCAAGCTTGCCGAAATCCAAGCCGCCAAGATCGAAGCCGTCGAGACGGGCGACGTTGAAAAGTTCAAGGTGCTGGAAACCCAACAGGCGGAGATGCAAAAGCCCGCGCCAAAGGCCGATGAGAACGCCGCGCATGTCGCTGAAATCGAGCGCTGGACCGTGGGCAAGGATTGGTTCAAGTCCGATCCGATCATGACGCAGGCCGCAGCCACGCTTTACGGCGAGGCACAAAGCAAGGGTCTGACCGATCCGAAGGCAATTCTCGCAGAGGTTGATCGCCGCATGGCTGAGACATTCCCGCATAAGTTCGGCGCAGCGCCAGTGGTAAACCGTGGCGCAGAAGTCGAGTTGGGATTGACATTTGGCGGTAACAGCGCTGACCCGTTTACTAAACTCCCCACAGATGCTAAAGCTGCATTTGCGCGGTATGTCGAAAAGGGTCTGTTCAAAGACACCAAGGAAGGCCGCGCGGCCTATGTGAAGGATTACAACGATGCGTGAACCCGTGGAAAACCAGCGTCGCCGTCGCGTCGATATCGACACCATTGGCAAACGGCTGGCGGTCAACACAACCGCCTTGGACTTCGGCAAGTTTGTGTATCGCTTTATCAATGACGCCCCCGCCCGCCTGTTCCAGAAAACCCAGCAAGACGATTGGGACTTGGTGACCGCCGAAGGGGCGACGATCAAATCCGACAGCACCGATCTGGGCGCTGCGGTTTCTGTTGTGGTTGGAACGAAAGTGGACGGCAGCCCGATGAGGGCTTTCCTTTGCCGCAAGCCCCGCAAGTTCTACGAAGAAGATGAAAAGAGAAAAGCCGACGATTTGGATGAGCAACTATCGCAGCTACGCCGGGGCAATTCCGCCGCTGGTGAGTTGCAGGGCGATTATTCCACCTCTGGTGGGATCAAGATTGCCTGAACCCAAAGCCAGAAAGGGCTAACCAATGGCAAACGTTGATACGCCGTTCGGTCTGCGCCCCGTCCAACATCGGAACGGCGCACCTTACAACGGTTCTGCGAACCCCTATTACATCCCTGCGGCCTACGGCACGGCGCTGTTCATCGGCGATCCTGTTGTGCGCACGGGTGCAGTAAACACCGCAAAGGTCGGATCTTACCCGGTTGGCGCGCTGCCTGTCGTGGCAAAGGCCACCGCTGGCACCACCAACGCGGTTACGGGCGTGATTGTCGGCTTCGTCAGTGATGCCGATGATACGCTGTACAATCCGGCGTCCACCGAGCGCATTGCTCTGGTATGCGACGACCCGGAAGTCCTGTTTGAAATTCAAGCAGATGGCACCCTGACCCCGGCCGATGTGGGCCTGAACGCGGTGTTGATCTACACCAACGCGGGCAGCACTGTGACCGGGCAATCCGGCGCTGAGTTGAACACGACCTCGACCGTTCCGGCGACGACCGTAGGTTTTCAGCTGAAAATCAAGCGTTTCGTCAATCGTGAGGATAACGACATGGCCGCATCCAAGTCGAAAATTCTTGTCGCAATCAACAATTCCAGCGAAGTCGCTGGCACTGTCGGCCTGTAAGGAGGGTATGCTATGACTATCACAACCGGCTCCCACCCAAAGAGCCTATGGCCCGGCGTCAAGGCGTTCTTCGGCAAGACCTACGCCGAAAAGCCCACGGTTTACTCCCAGGTTTTCGACGTGATGACATCGGACAAAGCCTATGAAGAAATCGTCGAGGAAACGGGCTTCGGCCTTGCCCCTCAGAAGCCGGAAGGCGCTTCGGTTTCGTTCGATACCGACAAGCAGGGCTATGTCACCCGGTTTACCAACGTGGTTTATGGCTTGGGTGCCATCATCACGCGGGAAGCTATCGAGGACAACCAGTATGAAAGCGTAGCCCAGCGCAAGGCTTCCAAGCTGGCCCGGTCGATGCGGCAGACGAAAGAGAACGTTCACGCGAACATTCTCAATCGCGGGTTCACTGCGGCCTATGCTGGCGGCGATGGCAAGGAACTCATTGCCACCGATCACCCCACTTTGTCGGGCAACCAGTCGAACGAGTTGGCGGTTGCCGCTGATCTTTCCGAGGCATCTCTGGAAGATTTGCTGACGATGATCCGGGGCGCGAAAGACAGCCGTGGCCTGCGCATTCAGCTTGAAGGCAAGAAGCTGGTTATTCCGGCGGCTTTGGCCTTTGAAGCAACGCGCATTCTGTCCTCGACCAACCAGTCAGGCACCGCGAACAACGATATCAACGCGATGAAGGCCATGGGCCTTCTGCCCGGTGGTGTTGTCTCGTGGGATTACCTGACCGACGACGATGCGTGGTTTATCCTGACCGACGCGCCGGAAGGCCTGCTGACCATGCAGCGCCGTGCTTTGGCACTGACGCAGGACAACGACTTCGACACCGAGAACGCCCGTATGAAGGCGACCGAGCGGTATGTTGCGGGCTGGGGCGATTGGCGCGGTGTCTTTGGCTCGAGCGGCGCTTAATCCATAGGGGCGGGCTGTCATGGCCCGCTCTTTCCTAACGGCTAAGGCCGACACGCCAAGATAGGATATCACATGGCACGGACTACATTCAAAAACGATATGCGGATCACGGGCAGCCTGACGGTTGTGGGATCGATCAGTTCTACCGTCAATGCGATTGGTGCTGCTACGGCGACCGCAGGCGCTGCAACTCTGGCGGCGCGGCGCGGCAAGATCACCACGGAAGCGCTGACCACGGCGCAAAACCTATTCTACACGCTGACCATCACCAACACCACATGTGCTGCGGCTGATATGGTCATGGCATCGCTTGCCAATGGCACGAACTCGGCTGGTACCCCGGTGATTACCAGCGTGACGCCCGGTGCAGGCTCGATTGTGATCGTGGTGCAGAATATGCACGCATCTGCCGTGGCGCTGAATGGCACGCTTGTGATCAGCTATGAAGTGCTGAAAGCGTCATAATTGACGGGGCTTCGGCCCTGTCCTTTTCGGAGGGCGGCTTATGACAAGCGTTTATGTTGCTGGGCAGTGGAATGCCATCTGTGATAGATGCGGCGAAAAGCACAAATCCAGCAAAATCCGGCTTGAATGGACGGGCTTGCGGGTTTGTGCCGCGTGCTGGGAGCCGCGCAATCAGCAAGACTTTCTGCGGGGCGTGCCGGATCGGCAAGCGGCGGATTGGGTCCGGCCTGAGATTGTAAACCAGCCTTTTTTGAATGATGGGGGCGTAGATGTTCAACCGGAAGATCTGTAAATGGCGGTAACTGACACTCAAACGGTGCGAGAAATCGTGGAAGCGGCGCTGATGGATATTGAGGCCATGACGATGGGCCA